ACAAGATAGGCTCACTGGTCGGTATGTCGTCTAGCCGGGGCTAGTCCAGTGCGCCGGTTCACCCGGAGTAGAGGCAGTATACAGGAACTGTACACCAGCGGAAGAGGCTATGCTTCGCCCTTGGTTACAGGCGCGCCTTTGGCGTCAAGCACGACGACTTGGGGTTTAGGAAGCGGGAAGCCCTCTGGCCAACGCATTTCAGACAACCGGTCCTTGGGGATGCGGGTAATAGAAACCGCGTCACCTTGGTTGCCGCCAAGCACATGAAGGTGGGTGGCGTCCTCGCCGACGTAGAAACCCACATGACCACCGCCCTTGCGCGTGAAGACGAGGATGCAGCCGAGGCGCGGGTTGAGGAGCTTGCGACCCCACTTACCCCATTCCGACGCGCGCACAGCGATTGGAGGCGGCACGAAGCCGCAGTAGTCCATGACGTAGGCCACATACAGGCCACACCAAGGGAGGGAGTCGGCGGTGTAGGGGATGCCGAGGATTTTGGCCCCGAGCTTCTTGCCCCAGCCCATGATGGTCAGGTTGTTGCCCTTGCCGGGCACTTCTCGAATGCCAAGCAGCGAACGGGCGAAGTCCATCCAGTAGATCATGCGACCCCCTTGAGTTTTTCCCAGCTCTTCAAGCCAAGCACGGCTGCAGCGAAAGTCAGCCAGACAGCAAGGTACCCCTCGTTCATGGGCTTGCCAATAGCGTGCCCGATGAACCCTGCGTAGGCTGTGCCCACCACAACAACCCAGCCAGCGGTAGGACGCCACAGACGGTCAAACGACTGCCACTGCCAAGTTTTACGGATGGGGTGGTCGGGGAGCGGAATGTCGGTCACTGCTGCTCGCCTCTTTCGATGCGGTCTAGCTGTTCCTTCATGGCCTTGGTGCGCTCATCCAAGCGCGCCAGCGTGCCGTCAGCCAACGGGCTGGCAAGGCGTTCGAGGGTAGCAACGCGCTGGTTGATGCCGCCACCCCAGAAGACGAGCGCGGCAGCTTGGACTACTAAAGCGATGATAACGCCGATCATGGCCCAGTTAAGGTTACGGGCGTCAGTGTGCAGGGTCATTGGCGTACCGTTTGTTCGTAGTTTTTGTTAAAAAACCCCCGCCGTTTCCAGCGGGGGTTTTCAGCGCCAGTGTTAAGCGCCAGCCGAGCCGTACATGCCCAGCGGGTCAGACCAACCGAAGCTGTAGCGCTCGCGGCTCTTATACCGGACGTTGCCGGTATCGAAGTCGCCGTCCATCGAGTTGGACATCGGAGCACGCACGAAGTGCTTCAGGCCGTTCGGCACGTCGGTGGTCAGGAACCACGCATCGACGTCGGTCAGGAAGTGGTTGACCGAATAGCCGCCCGGGATGGAGCCGTTGTTCTTCAGAGCGTTGATGTCGTTGTCGGCGGTGCCAACACGCTGTTCGGTTTCCAGAAGGCGCGTAGCGACGAACATCAGGGCCGGGGGAAGGATGAGCTTCTTCGGCTTGGCCGCGATCAGAAGACCGCGTTCGTCCGACCAACCAGCGATCTGGATAACAGCCGCCTCAAGCGAGGTTTCGTTAAGGTCAGCCGGGGTCGACGGGATATTCGAGTTGACGCCACCCGAAACCAGCGGGTGCGAAGCGCTGAACAGGGCTACGCCGTCGCCACCGGAGTAGCTGGCGGAGAAGCCGTTGTTCAGGACCGACGCAGCCTTGGTCTGCTTGGTGTACGACATGGCACGGGCCAGAGCCTTGGTGTAGCGCGAAGACAGCGAAGCGTAGAGGTTGTCCTCAACAGCTTCCTCGGTCAGCGAGAAACCCAGTGCGATGGTCTCGTGGTTGTAGCGGGCAGTGAAGGCTTCCTGCGCGTTGTCATACGCGATGGCAGAACCTTCGTTCTTGACCGGAGCAGCCGAGAAGCCCGACAGCTTGGTCTCTTCCTCGAAGGAACGCTCGGACGACTCCGTCTCGAAGATTTCCTTATGCTCTTCGCCGTACCGCTTGTACTCCAGACCAAACAGAGCGTTCAGACCCGGAAGCAGTTCCTTGAGGAGTTGTGCGCGTGAAATAGCCATTGGTCATGCCCTCCTTAGGCGAGGCCGGTCGGGTTGTTGTACTGGTGGATACCAGCGTTCCACTTGACAATGACCTCGGTATACGAAGCCGGGTTAGTGGCCAGCGCAGTCTCTTGGACGATGTCGATGATACGGATAGGCAGGGTGCTGGCCGTAGCAGTGGTGGCGCTGATCGAAACACGCGAGTTACCAGTGGTGGTGTTACCCGCAGTCAGGATAAGCGCGGTGTTTTCGCCCACTGCGGCACGGGTGACGTTGCCGATGGTGCTGGTTCCGGCAGTCGTAACAGCGACCTTGAACAGCGTGTTGGGGTCATCACAGACGTAACCCATGATGTCCGCCGCGACAGTGTTGGCCGGGTAGAACTGGCGGAACGTCTTGCCGAAGGTCGGGTCCGTATAGGAACAACCGAGGAAAACACCGACCGGCGAAGCGGTAGCGGTGAGGGTTTCCAGAGACAGAGTGCCGCTGGTGTTAAGCTTCACGACGTCACCGGTGAAGATGGCGGTGCCGGAGCCGGAAGTGATGGGGATGAGTCGGGTAGAACCCGCAAAGACTTGACCACCGATCAGATTGATCGGGACAAGGCCGTACGGGGCGTCAACAGACGGATATGCCATTTAAGGCTCCTGTTTATTTGCCTTTGCCAAAAGATGCCGAAGACTTCCGTTCAGAAAACAGAGGCATCCTCGGGTCGTTCTCACGCATGAAGTTGTTGTCGACCGACTCCATCTGAGCGCGGGTTCTGTCGCCATAGTAGGCGGCGCGCTGTTCGACGAACTCGACGGGCATCTTGCAGAGCAGGAGGCCAGCAACTTCCACGTTGTCTTTGAACCGGCTGCTGGGGTCGACCATCATCTTGAACTGCGGCTGTTCCTCGATGCGGACCGGCTCCCACCCTTCGCGCGTCTTTGCAGACATGTTCTGGGCGTCAGCGGTTCCTTGCAGAGATGCGCGCACCCAACGGTAGGCGTATCCCGGCTGTTTGTCGGGCTCAGGCAGCGTCGCTGCCGGTTGCCACGACTTGGGGCGTTCTGTGGTTGCACGCGTCGCGGTTTCACGCGGTGCACGGTTTTGCGGGGCGGCGTTGTCCAAGATATCAGTCATTGTTGTTCTCCAGTTTGATAGCTTCCCGGGCGTACTGTTCAGGCGTCAACCCGAACTTCTTGGCCAGAGCTACTTGCGACTTTGTGAGTACGACCTTACGGGAAGCAGTGCTTCGCGTAGCCGGAGCAACGACCGTCGATGGACGTCGTTTTTCGCCCTTGGCGGGCTTCGAGTCCCCGAAATACTCCGGGAACCTGCGCTGCATCGTGGTGTCCACGGAGCGGCAGTATTCGTCAGACCCGACAAATGCTTTGCCGTGCTGTTGCTCAAGCTTTTGGTGAAGCCCGAGAGCGGCGGCGGTCATTTCAGCGTCTGTACCCCACCACGTATTGCGCTTTTGCCACGCTTCCGTTTTAGGGTCCACACGCGGTTGTTCCGGCGCGACTTGGGGTTGGTATACTTGCTCTTGTGGCTGCTGTAAAGACGGTTTGTAGTCATTTAGTTGCTGCGTCCTCATGGCTGCAGCAGTGATGCGTTCTTGTGCTGCAACCAGACCTTCGCTATCCCCGGTCTCGTGGGCCGCGATGTAGTCACGGCGGGCAGCAGCCATGTCACGGTCAGCCGCAGCCTTGTAGCTGTCGAGCAGCCGGGTTTCCCCTACTGACAGCGTGTTCTTCAGGGCGCGGTTCTCGTCGAGCACCCGTCTGGCGACGTTGACGGCCTCTTCCTGCTCACGCTGGACGCGTTCTTTCTCGCGTCGCTCGTCGTGCCACACCTTCTTCAGCTGCTTCAGCCGCTGTTTGACCTTCTCGCTGTATTCGCCAAGGTCATCTGCCTCAAGCTCTTCAACAAGCTCCTTGGGCATGGGCGCGCGGCCCCGGTCTTCCTCCGGGGTGTCATCGACTTCCTCGATGTCTACGGCTTCTGCGTCATCGTCTTCGATTTCAAAGCCAGCGAAGTCGTCGTCTTCGAAGTCTGTCTCGTTGTTAGGGTCAGTCATGTGCGCCTCCTTGGGGCGTTAGCAGTAAATGATGGCAACCGGGTCCGGCTGGATGTGGTCCAGACAAACTTTGTTACCCTTGCTTCTGTTCTGGGTTTTGGTGAGAACCTGCAGGTTGGTTGGTGTATGCAGACCACATACGTCTTTTCCGTTGAGGGGGATTACGTGGTCCACCTCAAAGCCCGGGAACAGTTGGCAGAAGAAGTAGAAACCTTCGACCTCTGCCTGTTCTGCTGGACCTCCTGTAACTGGGCGTCGTGCTAGCGCGCGTCGGTGCGCAATATTTGCGGCAAAGAAAGCTTTGTTCGCTTTCCGCCACCTGACGCGAGCAGCTTTTCGCGCAGGTGATAAAGGTTTTTCCGCGCGGCGCTTCTCGGCTTCCGCTCGCCCGCCAGAAGCTTTGAACAACTGGTCGTCTTTATGTTTTGCGGCTTTACCTTTAGCAGAAGCCCGGTAACGCTGTTTGGTAGCACGAACCTTGTCCGCGTTAGCTTCACGCCACGCTTTTACAGCAGGGGTGTAAGTTCCCTTGTTAAGCACGGCGCACACCTCTCGGGTCCTCGACCACAGCTTCCACTGCGTCGTCGTTGATAATCCGGAACTCCATGCCGTGGATTTTGACACGCGTGCCCGCATGCGGGCGGACGAGGACGAAGTCACCTTCCTTGCACCACGGGCCTGATGGGAACCGGGTCTTGTCGCCGTAGCAGTCGGGTCCAAGCTTGACGACGAACAGCACCGTGGTGAGCAGCTCCTCGTTGTGCACCGTGATGTCCGCTTTCAGCAGGCCGCTCTCGTAGGCCTTGTCGATCTGCGGGATGCTGCACAGGATGCGGTAGCCACTGGGGTCAGGCAGCTGTTTGGCTGCGCGGGCGGTAGCTTCCTCGGCAATGGGGTCGTCTTTGTCTTGGGCGTAGTGTTCTGGAAGGATAAGTTTTGGCTTAGCCATCGTCGTTCTCCATGTGGTCTGTGACATCCATCATGATGCCTTTTGCAAGCAGGTAGCCCCGGACGATGCCGCAGCGCCACTTGTAGTCTCCGTAGTCCGTCGCCTTGCCTTCACCCAGCGACGTGCTGGACTTGGCGATCTCCTCGTCGATGCGGTCTACGATGTATCTAAGGACACTGCTGTCCATCAGTCTTCTCCGGTTGCGGGCTCTGTTTGCGGAGCCACGGGTTGTTGGTTACGCACTTTCATGGCCTCGGTTTCCTTGGCCACTTCGACCCCGAGACGCATGCCGTCCAG